GCTGCCCGTTTGGCTCCATTTAGTCTTCGTGTAGATCATCGAGGAATTCTGGGGTCTGACGAGGCCGATGTTCTGTTCTTCGCAGACGATATCCCTTGGCAAGTCATTGATTTTAGGGAAAGTCTGCTAGCCGATGTCAATATTCGGAGTGCGTACAACTCAGTTCCGCAACATCAGGGATGGAAACCCCATCTGACACTTGGCTACCCCGACACCCCGGCGAATAAGGATAACTGGGATCCGATGGGAACCCAGTATGTCAGTTTCGATAAGGTCGGCGTTTGGTTCAGTGATTTCGGTGGCTATTCGATTCCGTTGGTTGACAATAGCCCGAAGATCTCTTCATTTGAGCCGACTGAGGCGGCTTACTCAGCACTTGAGCATCATGGTGTAAAAGGTATGCGATGGGGCGTTCGAAAGAGCGCTCCTACCGCAAAGGTGTCGGTTGCTCAGAAGGGGAAGAAGCTCAAGACGAAAGGCGGAGAAGGTCGAAAAGCCGCTCCCGATGCAGTCAAGGTAGCTGAGCTTAGACAAGTTCGGAAGAAGAGCGGCATTCACGCGCTTTCAAACGAAGAATTGAAGGCATATCAGCAACGCTTGAATCTTGAGCAGAATGTGGCCAATCTTGAACGCAATCAGCCTGGTGTGAAGAATTGGATTGCCCGAACCCTCAAGGGACAAGGTAATCAGTCGGTCAACCAGGCGGGTCAGGCGGCTAGGACTAAGGCAGCTAAGACGGCTATTAAGAAGGTGGCTGTAACTGCTGCATAGTTAGGAGGTGAGCATGGGTTTGTCAAATACCGCGGTTCCGACCTATTATGGTCAGTTCCGTGATGCGGTTATAGCCGGAGAGATCCCGGTAAATCGTGAGATCTCGATGGAAATGAACCGGATTGACGCACTCATTGCCAATCCTAACATGTATTATGATCCCGATCCTGTTGAGGGGTTCTTTCAATATTGTGAGAATGAATGTACGCTTACAGATGGATCGGATTTGCATCTTCTGTTCACTTTCAAACTATGGTCAGAACAGATATTTGGGTGGTATTACTTTGTCGAACGAAGTGTGTATGTGCCATCTAAAGATAATCATGGTGGGCATTATGAGACGCGCCGGGTTAAGAAACGGCTAGTTCTTAAGCAATATTTGATAGTTGCTCGAGGCGCAGCCAAATCTATGTATGCGTCTCTTATTCAAAGCTATTTTCTGAATGTGGATACATCAACCACACATCAGATTACAACAGCACCTACCATGAAGCAAGCGGATGAGGTGATGTCGCCATGCAGAACCGCTATCACGCGCGCGCGTGGGCCATTGTTCAAATTCCTTACAGAAGGTTCTCTGCAAAATACTACGGGATCGAGGGTTAATCGTGTCAAGCTTGCCTCAACTAAAAAGGGAATCGAGAACTTCCTCACTGGATCTTTGCTTGAGATTCGACCAATGGCGATCAACAAGCTCCAAGGATTGCGCCCCAAAGTCTCCACTATCGACGAATGGCTATCTGGAGACCTTAGAGAAGATGTGGTTGGAGCCGTTGAGCAGGGTGCTTCCAAGCTAGAAGACTATCTTATTGTAGCTATTAGCTCGGAAGGAACTGTACGTAATGGTTCCGGAGATACTATTAAGATGGAGCTTGCTGATATTCTCAAGGGAGAGTATCAAGCGCCTCACGTTTCGATTTGGCATTACAAGCTAGACGAGATTGAAGAAGTTAATAATCCAGCGTTGTGGGTTAAAGCTAATCCAAATTTAGGAGCAACGGTTTCTTATGAAACTTATCATCTCGATGTTGAACGAGCGGAAAAGGCACCAGCCTCCCGTAACGATATTCTCGCCAAGCGATTCGGAATACCGATGGAGGGTTATACATACTTCTTCACTTACGAAGAAACAATCATTCATAATCCTCAGTGGTTTAACGGTATGCCTTGCGCTTTGGGGGCTGACCTCTCCCAGGGTGACGACTTCTGCGCTTTTACGTTCCTCTTCCCGCTAGGTAGAGAGCGTTTCGGAGTCAAAACGAGGAGTTACATCACCGAAACAACGATGATGAAACTTCCTGCTGCTATGCGGCAGAAGTATGAGGAGTTCATCAAAGAAGGTAGTCTTCACGTCATGCCAGGAACGGTTCTTGACATGATGGAGGTGTTTGATGACCTTGATGCTTTCATCATTCAAGAGAATTATGAACCGCGCGCTCTTGGCTATGACCCATACAACGCCAAGGAATTTGTAGAGCGCTGGATTCAGGAGAATGGTCCGTATGCTGTTGAGAAGGTCATTCAAGGCGCCAAGACAGAGTCGGTTCCTCTGGGTGAATTGAAGAATCTCAGCGAAAGTCGTTTGCTCAAGTTTGACCAGGCATTGATGTCTTGGTCAATGGGCAACGCTATTACCTTGGAAGACACCAATGGTAATCGTAAGCTTTTGAAGAAGCGACAAGAAGAGAAGATTGACAACGTGGCCGCATTGATGGATGCTTGGATAGCTTACAAACTCAACAAAGAGGCTTTTGAATAGAAAGGAGGTGACGAGTGTCTCGAATTGGTGATGCACTTAGACATTCATGGAATTTGTTTGCTAATCAAACGCAAACAATTTCAGATCGTGTCTATTCTGGATATTTTGGAACGTCGAGTAGTCAGCGGCCGGATAGGCCTCGTATTGCCTTTTCCAACGAGCGGTCAATCATCTCCTCTATATTTACGCGGATCAGTGTTGATGTTGCGTCGGTCGATATTCGTCATGTAAAAACAGACGATCAGCGACGATTCCTTGAAGAGGTTAATAGTGGGCTCAACAATTGTCTGACATTGGAAGCCAATCTTGATCAGGCAGCTCGTCAGTTCCGGCAAGACATCGTGATGACTCTATGCGATCGAGGCGTCTGTGCCTTGGTTCCAGTCGACACGTCTATTAATCCGCTTACCTCTGGCGGTTGGGATATTGAGACGCTTCGTGTTGGAGAGATCGTAGCATGGTATCAAAAACACGTGCGAGTTAGTGTCTACAATGAAGACAAGGGATATCGAGAAGAAGTTACACTTCCAAAGAAGACTGTAGCTATCATCGAGAACCCATTGTATCAGGTGATGAATGAGCCAAGCTCAACCCTTCAGCGGTTGATTAGAAAGCTCAATCTCCTAGATCAAGTTGATGACGCTTCGGCTTCTGGAAAGTTGGATTTGATTATCCAGCTTCCGTATACAGTGAAGTCTGATGCTCGTCGTCAGCAGGCATTGCAGCGGACCAAGGACATTGAGTTCCAGCTCAAGGGTAGTACCTATGGTATCGCCTATGCGGATGCTACGGAGAAGGTTACTCAGCTTAATCGTCCAGCCGAAAATCAGCTCTTGGAGCAAATTAAACTTTTAACAGATTGGCTGTATGTTCAGTTGGGTCTTACTCCGGAAGTTATGAATGGTACTGCTGATGAAGCAACCATGATTAACTACTACAACCGTACCGTCGAGCCGATGCTTACAGCCATTGTCGAAGCAATGCGAAGAAATTTCCTTACTAAGACGGCTCGCACGCAAGGACATTGGATTATGTTCTTCCGCGATCCATTCCGACTTGTCCCAATCAGTCAGATTGCAGAAATCGCTGATAAGTTTACCAGGAATGAGATTGTTGCGTCAAATGAGATTAGGCAAGCAATCGGGATGAAGCCCGCAAAGGATCCCAAGGCAGATCAGCTAATTAATAGCAACATGCCGACCGGAGACACGGGGGTGAATCCTAATCCTGACGCTCCAGCTCCCGATCCAGAACTAGAAAAGGCTTTGGCCGAATTCGGAATGGGGGCGGGTGCCAATGGAGCTGCCTAATGGTGAAGTTCTGATGCACGCGGGTCGTCCTTACGACCCTAAGAAGGCCCACGAGTATTACCTTCGTACTCGAAAGCTAAAGGGCCGTAAGAAGGGGCAGTACAACCCACACTTAGCTACCTTAGCTAAGAGGCTGGCAGGTATGTCGGACGAGCAGATTCATGAAGAGATCCGAAAGTCCAAAAATCCCGCGGAGAAAAAGCTTATAACGATCATGCTGACCAGGCGTCAGAAGATCCAAGGTAAAGCTCCGACAAAACCTCAAGCCAGTCCCGAAGAAAAGGCAGCGGCAGCAA